GAGATCTGCTGATTACAAAACAGCTGCATCACCATAATGCTTTAGAGGCAAGGCGACTCGCGTAGGATTCGAACCTACGACCGACTGCTTAGAAGGCAGTTGCTCTGTCCAGCTGAGCTAGCGAGTCAGGTGTGAGAGACGTTTGTGTGTCTCTCGATGTGAATATTATAGCACGGATCAGAGGTTTTTGGGAACTGACTCCCAATCTTTCTCAAATTGCGCTAAACCAGCATCTGTAAGGATATGTTTGTACATTTTATCCAATACAGTGGGTGGAAGTGTCACAATATCCGCTCCTGCTAGGAAAGCATCTGTGACCTGCCTGACAGTCCTTACAGAAGCGGCAAGGATCTCTGTGGAGACCTTATTAGCATCATAGATGGATCTAATCTCTTTGAGGAGGGCGATACCATCGAAGGAGTTGTCATCGACTCTACCCACAAAGGGAGAGACATATGTAGCGCCTGCCTTAGCAGCAAGAACTGCTTGGGCGGCACTGAAGATTAGTGTAACATTAGTCTTGATGCCTAGTTCACTTAGTGCCCGACATACATATAGACCTTCCTTGGTGCAAGGTAGTTTAATGGTTGCAGCATCTTTGAACTGACCATATAACCGTATACCGTCTTGAAGCATCTGGTTGCCATCACCAACAACTTCCATACTGAGTTCTTCAATACCAAAATCAATTAGTTCTGCGTATACATCTTCAGGTTTACGACCACTCTTCATAATAAGAGTTGGATTTGTTGTCACCCCATCCACTAGACCTGAGGTGAAATAGTCTTTGATCACAGCGGCATCTGCCGTATCTAGAAATAGTTTCATTATCATTACCAACAAAAAAGGAGCGCCGAAGCACTCCCATTATATATGAATGTCAAGCGTCTTCACGCTCTTCTTTTAGTTTTGCAAAGTATTGTTTGTAATACTTTTTCTTTAGATTCTCAATATATTCAATCTCATCGAGAGTACCGAGATCTCTAAGTTTAGCGTGCACACCTTCCATTTCTCCGATTAGGAGTGCATAATCAATAGCACTAGTCATTTGTTACTCCAGTAAAAACTTCAATCCATCTGTCAATCACAACAGACCAATCATACTTCTCTCTAGCAAATTCCTGTGCTTCCACACACAGAGACCTAAACTCATCAGGATCTCGCTTGAGTTCGTTGATTGCGGCAACTGATTGTCTGACAAATGATGCATCGCCCATACCAACAACAATACCTGCGGGGAATCCCAAATGGTTGACGATGCCGGAGGCAGCACTGATGGGCAGTCTACCTGCCGCTGCTGCTTCCATATAAGGCAGACCACACGCTTCACCGATAGTGGAGGGCATGATCAATGAATCTATTGTATCATACAGAGAGGGCATACAGAGATTGACCAGTTTACTACCAGTGAGAACCAATGGGAGTTGAGTCTGTCTTGCGACTTCTTCCGCTAGTCCCTTTCTCTTGATATCAATATTATTATCGGTTACATCATAGGCGAAGTCAGAACCAAAGTAACCAATATTAGCAAGTCTCTTTGCCGGTGCGCGATAGAAAAGATCGAAGTCAATACCATTTTGCACCAATTGGACGGGGGTAGTTACTCCAAGTCTCCTGTGGGTGTCTACCAAGTCAGGAGATATTGCTACGACACCTCGTAGGGAGTTCCAAGGGATATTCTGTTCTACACCATGCCATACATCAAAGCGACTATGAGCAACACAAATAATCTTATTGGGATTGATACCCTTAGCAATCAAGATGTTGACTGCATTTCCAGGAAGAGTGACGAACACATCATAGATCCTGTCAAGGTATGCCATCTCACGTAGAGAATAATCAACACTCCAGTTGAGCATATTAGAGTAGATACCCTTAAGACCCAACTGTTTAACTAGATTATTGTGAATATTACCTAGAGACCAGGTAACATCGGTGTAGAAAATAATTCTCACTTGTTAAATCCGATGGCAGGTTTGCCTTCTTCTTCATCCTCGTCACGCTTGATCATTACTAGACCAGCAAGGGTCTCCATAATCCTTAGAGTGTCTTCTACGGTGGTATCGGCAGGTAGTTGGGTCTTTACGTAGTTGAACTTGGCAAAGAACTCAGGACCTACTTCGGTGTACTCTTCTAGGGTGATTGGTTTGTCGCTCATCAATTGTCCTCCATTAGTTGTTTTGCTAGTTTATCACGGAGAGCATTAATACGCTCTGCGTCATATTGCTGAAAGTTTCCCCTCTTTTCTACTTTCTTATAGTAGTGAAGGGCATTGAGGATAATAGTGTAATCCTCAATGCTTAGTTCAAAGTTCAAATGTCCCCCTCAGCGCGAACTTCGGATCGGTGAACGTCGAAGCTACCACCAGGATAGCGTGCTTCTAGTTTTTCTACGTTCATTTCGACCAGTTCCTCGAATGTCACATCGAGAGCAATACATGCTTGTGCCATGTACCACATGATGTCACCTAGTTCACGCTTCATGTGATATACGTTGTCTTCGGTGTATGGTTTGCCCTGGAAGGCGATCTTCTTAATGATCTCCATGAACTCACCACCTTCGGCACAGACGCCGACAGCAGCGGTCATGAGACGCTGGATATCGCACCCTTCACCTGCTAGTTCCTGTACACGATAAACAAACGCTTCAGTGTCCTTAGAGGCATCACTGGTAACGCCATCAACGAAGGTGAGGTAACGGTTGAAATCTACTTGACTCATAATTTAGTAATTGCGATGGGACTATTGTAGCATCAAAAGTTCAGTTTGGCGAACTTTTCTTTTCGTGTGTTTTCTGCGCGTTCGGCACTTTCGTACTGTTCGTCATTGCCGCCATCCATGATGTCATCTTGTGCAGACTGCTCACAATCATAGAGACGCATTTTCGCCCTGTCAATACCGACAACAAAACGCTTGTGGATGGTGGGATCATTGTATCTGTTCTTTAACTGTTTTACCATGATTTGACCTAGTTCTTCCAACTCCTCAGTGGAGATGAGAGCGATCATAAGGTCTGCCGTTGCAGGTAGACCGAAAGACTCGGAGGTGTCAGTGATGTTTACATCGCTGTTTCCGTACCCGCTACGGGTCGTCTGGGTGGCACTAACGATAGGTAGGTCAAACTCTACCGCGAGACCACGCAACTCCTCTGCAATGCTCTTTACGAGGGTGTAGGAGTTGGCATTGGCACCTGCCTTGATACGGGAAGATGCACAGATGTTTAGATAGTCGATGAAGATGATATCTGGGGAGAAGTTCTTCTTCAACTTGAGTTCGTTTAGAAGCGCTTTGAAGTGACCAGAGTGTGCCTGGGCAGTGGGGTATTCCTTGATAACCAAGGACCCCTGAGTCTTCTTAGCAAGTTTGCCGATCTTGGTATTAAACATTTGTTTGGGTAGATCGGAAAGATTCTGAATATTGACGTTCAATAGATTGGCGTCAATACGTTCTGCAATCTTCTCTTCTGCCATCTCACAAGTAATGTATAGAACATTCTTGCCCTGCATTAGAGAGGATGCTGCCATGTGACACATGAATAGTGACTTACCGACACCAGTACCTGCTAGCGCAATATTGAGTGTCTTATTAGGCAGACCTCCTTTTGTGATTTTGTTAAGGAGTTCGATGTCGAACGGAATCTTATCTTCCTTCCTGTGATAGAAGTCAAAACGATCTTCAGCATTCTCAATATAATCATGTCCTACGTTACTGTCGAATGATACTGCTAGTGCGTCTGAAAGGATGCTGGGAATAGCATCTTCAGTCTTAGTCTTGCTGTCTCCATTAGCAATAGAGACAGACTCCATTAAGGCATTATAGATTGCCTGCTTTTTACACCACTTCTCAGTAGAATCCCGCATCCAATCATCAGTTCCAGTTACTTCCTCGAACTGAAGGAGAGTCTCACGGATGGACTGGACTTCAGTCTCCGTGAGATCACTGCGGTTCTCTACTTCGATTCCAAGTGCTTCCGTAGATGGTCGAGAGTTGTACTTGACCATGTACTGTGCGATCTCCTCAAAGAGGACTCGCTCTGCTGAATCGTGGAAATAACTAGGTTCAATAAATGGAATGACCTTTCGTGAGTATTTTTCATTGTGTACTAATGATCGTAAGATAAGGTTTTCGATTCTATCCATTAAAGTTTCCTAATCAGTTTCCGTATGCAAATGTGCCGTTTGCGATGACTTCTAGTTTCTCCATGACTTCCTCAGTGAAGTACTTTTCAGGTTCTTTGAGGATTGCCTTGGCGTATACTTTCTTGCCATCACCCATGTCGTAACGACCAGCGACGTTCTTCCATAGACCACCTTGCTCACCAAGTTCTAGGAGACCATAGTAGCGATCTAGACCACGCTCATCATAGTAGAGGCGGACACCGACCTGCATGTTCTCTTTGCTTAGACGCGACTTAGCAGTCTTTGCCTTGATAATGTTTCCAACGATTTCCGTTCCATCCTTCTCCTTCTTCTTAGATAGGTGGATGATAGTAGTAGCAGCGTACTTAAGACCACTGCCACCACCCATCTCTTTGGTAGGAACGTAAGCACCGATAACGTCATAGGTATGGTTGGTAACGAGCATTGGAATCTTTGCCTGACCCAACTTGAGTGTGAGTACACGGAAGGCACCCTTGATTAGTTGGGACTTGGTCATATCACGGACCTGCTTATCATCTAGAGTATCTTGGATCTCCTTGTTTGTGGAGAGCATACCTAGAGAGTCTAGAACAAACATGCAAGGTTTGCGATCTGCTTCAGACTTCTTGAGATACATATCGACTGCTTTGAGTGCCTTGGTACGGAACTCTTCGATAGTTACGACATTGACGACAGCAACGCGGTCCAATGGGATGCCACGAGACTCCAAGAGTCCTTTATTAATTGCTGCTTCAGTATCGAAATAAAGGCAATATGCATCGGGATTAGTATCAAGAAAGTTCTTGACGACAGCAAGACTGAAGAAAGTCTTACCAGTACTGCTCTCACCAGCGATTGCAGTAATCTTGTCACCAGATACACCACCATAGAGAGACCCAGATACAAGAGCATTAAAGATGTGTGAACCCGTGTCCACATAGGTCTCGGTTTCGTCAATTTCTGACGCAATCTTAGTGTAGTCACCACCAATTTCATTTACAATGTCCTTAAGAAAATCCATTACTTGTTAAAACCAAAGTTGCCAAAGGGGTTGTTGTCGGAGTTACCGTCATTAATATTTTCAAGAGAGTCGAAGAGTTGGTCATACTTCTCCACGCTCTCAATCTTTGTAATGAGTTCAGCAATAGAACTACACACCACAGGACGTTCATTACGTGCTGCATAAGCAAGGGCATTGCGTAGGTGTGACTGTGCTTCACTCAGCGCGTCTTGGACGGACTGGGATAGTGCCATCGTTCCTCCTTCTAATTTCATACAGGTATTCTAACACATCTTGACGGATATCCATCAATTCGTCAAGACATTTCTGATCTCTTGCCGAAGAGCGGAGATCCTCATCGGGTCGGATAACCGACTCAATGAAGATGTCCAAGGCAAGATCGTAACGTTCATTCATATTACTATCCAAAAAACGACTCTAGTGTGACTGTCTTCTCAAAACTCCAACCGATGGAGTCTAGGATGATCTTCAGTGGTTCTAAGAAACTCTTATTGAACTGTAGATCATAATCGATGTACTTCTCAAGTCCTAGTTCTGTTGGGAACTCAGAGATAAATGAGATGACATTCTCACCAATCTTGTTAGGAACCTTTAGATAGCAGAACTTGATCTTCTCCCCGTTTGTGATTAGGGAGTACTTCATATCAAGACCATTCTTCTTAATATGATAGTTATATAGAAGTGCACCGCGTGAGTGGATAGGTGTTCCCTTGGTATAAATGCTGTTTGGGCACTTGTACTTGGTAACATCGCTTACACTTCGGGGGAAAGCAACTTCCTCGGGAGGAAGCATCTTGAATTGGAGACGACAGGAATCAATATAATCGATAACCTGATCTTCAGTGCCTTCCATCATCAACTTGAGAGCATCCTTAATCATTGTCCTACATGGTGCAGGAGTGGATGACTTGACTGCCTCAATACCCATCATTTTTAGTTTGGGTGATGCATATCTTACACCCTCAGAGTCCCAGACGTTGAGAATGTAACGCTTCTTACCAGTCCAGATACCACGGTCAGCGATGTTCTCACGCTTCATCTGCATCTTCTGCTGGTAAGCATTTACGTAATATGCTAGTTCGTGGTAAGACTTGTCAATGAATGGTTCGATCTTACCTTCACAGAAACTGTTGAGTGCATCTACAACCTTCTCCTTCTCAACTTCCTTATCAGCAAACACACGGTCTACTAGAGGACCCATGTTGAGGTAGATAGAGTCAGTATCAGAAGCGATTACATAGTCAACACCCTCGGTCTTGAGAGTCTTGTTCATGAAACCGTTGAGTTTGTTCTCGATCCAGCGGATAGAAGTCTGTCCAGATAGAGTGATTGCCTCGGCGTTTGCTAGTTTGAAATACCTGAAGTATTGATTACCAATAGCGCCATAAGCACTGTTAAGAGAAATCTTCTTCGCCATTTGAACATTATTGCATCGGGAGATTTCCCTTTCAAGTGCCTTAGAAGGTTTCGTCTCATTGAGCTGCTTGGCGGCAAGCATTCGCTTTTTGAAGATGACTCGTTCTGCATACATTTTCTCCATTAGTTCTGGGAGCATTCCCTGGACGCGACGGTAGATAGCACCGTTAGCGGTCATTGTCCAGTCAAGTACTTTCAGTGGGGATAGGTCTAGTTCCTCATCGAGAATCTTATAGACGTTGACCTTACCTGAAAGTTCACGGACTTTGATCATTGCTTCCAACTTATCCTTATCAGCAGATACATCATTCTCTGC